TTGGCAGTGGTGCTGTAACTATTAAAGATTTAGGTGTAGCGACTGCTGAGATACAAGCTAATGCTGTTACAGCAGCTAAATTTAATGCAGATGTGATAAGTGGTCAAACCGAACTTGCAGCAGAACCAGCAGACACAGATGAGTTTTTAGTTAGTGATGCAGGAGTTTTAAAAAGAATAGACTACTCACATATTAAAGGTGGCGGTGGAAATGTTCTTGAGGTGCTTACGGGTGTTTGCGATGGTCGTTCAGTAACAGTTCCTAGTGGTACATACACTATGCCTAATGTTACAGCAGTTCAAAGTTTGACTGGAAGTTACGCAGATTTAACTGGTTCAGAAATAGCATATACTCCTCCAAGTGGTACGAAACAAGTTATCTATAGTTTACAACACATGTTCACAAGAGATGGTGATTATCCTTTAGCGCACTATAAATTTTTTGTAGATTCTGATGAAGCAACTAGATATAGAACAACGCTTTACGGAGCATATATTCTTATGCTTCAAGAATTAAGATTTATAATAAGTATTACAGGTAGTGCAGATACAACAAATGCAAATTTAGCGTCTTGGACATCCGCTAAAACTCTTAAAGTACAAGCAAGAGAGTATACTGATGGTTCTGGTGGTTCTACTAATACTGCAAAAGCACATGGATTAGTCTATTGGGATGGTGCTGGGCTATCTGGTTCGGGAAATGGTTTTCAATACAAAGCTCCAATTTTAACAATAACTGCATTAAAGGATAGCTAAAATGTCTAAAGAATTTGAATCAGCAATTAACGCAATAAGAATGGAAAGAAATCATATATTGATGTCAACAGATTGGGAAGTTGTAAAATGTTTAGAAGCAGGCCAAACAGTTTCAGATTCGTTAAAAAAATATAGACAGGAATTAAGGGATTTAACTAATGGTGTTACAACATTAGACAAATGCAAAAATATAAAATTTCCAACTAGAGAGAAAGAATAATGAAAGAAATTGAAAGAACGCCCCTTGTTATGCTGCCTAACGGTAAGTTTGTGCGGGGACAAAGTTATGTGCCAGAAGGTATAGTTGTAAAAGAACCTCCGCTTTATGAGAAACCTCCGGCAGTTATAGACCAAACAAAAGCAGTAAGAGGAGAGCATGAATAAAAAACGTATTACAACAACAGAGGTAAATGCTGAACTACTGCAACACGAAGCGATTTGTGCAGAAAGATATAAAATGATTTTATTTAGAATTAATAGACTTGAGCGAGTTTTGTTGGGTTCCGGTGGGGCAATCATCGCTGGCTTAGTAACAATAATAGTAACTTTAACAACATAAAAAAACGGAGTAGTCATGACAGAAAAAAAGAAAAAATTAGATAAGAAGTTACAGGAAAAAATAAACAAGGCGGGTAGAAGTGGCCCTCCTTTTAATCCTGTTATAAAAGAAAGTAAACCTCCAAAACCAGTAGGTAAACCTAAACCACCATCTAAACCTAATACTAATTACAAAGCGGCACCATACAAAGCACCGCCATCGAAAAAGAATAAGAATAATAATGTCACTACCACTTTTAGCTATGGAGGGTTTTCTCCTGGGCAATTATATGGTATGTCTGATAAAGAGATTTTGAAAAAACATTTTCCAAATATACCTCGCGGTAAATACTTTCCAAAGCCAAAATAAAATGATTGACCCTTTAAGTGCATTCGCCGCAATCAAAACTGCCCATAGTACGATTACTCAAGCTATAAAAGTCGGAAAAGATTTGTCGCAATTAGGAGGCCACATTTCCAGATGGGCTAATGCAGAGGCTAATATAGACAACTATGCGGCTAAACGAGGTTCGTTAGCAGGAAAGATATTTGGAAAGTTATCGGTAACTGAGCAATCAGCAATAGAAGCTCATCTTCGCAAAGAAGAAGTCAAGCGAATGAGGGATGAAATGCGGGAAATTTTTTTATTGTATGGTTCTGCAGGACAATGGGAAAGACTACAAGCAGAAATAGCAGAACATAGAGCTCGTAAAAAAGCAGAACTAAAAGAAATAGAACGTATTAAAAGACGTAACAGAGATATAACTATATTAGTTGCCGTACTTCTTGGAGCTGGAGTAGGAGGATTTTATTATCTTAAATATATATTAAAATTAAAAGGATTGATATAATTTAACTGAAAGGAAAACATATGTTACAAGCACTTATAGGCCCGGTTACAGGACTTCTTGATAAATTTATAGAAGACAAAGACCAAAAAAACAAATTAGCCCATGAGATAGCAACAATGGCTGATAAACATTCACATGAAATAGCTAAGTCTCAGATTGAAGTTAACAAGGAAGAAGCAAAGTCTAGGCATTGGTGGATAGCCGGCTGGAGGCCCGCGTGCGGATGGATATGCACTTTAGCTATGGGGTACCATTTTATTATCCAACCTTTTCTTTTATTTTTTCTAGCTTTATTCGGACTCAAGATGGAGATACCAGTATTTGATATGGAAACTTTAATGACTGTTTTACTAGGAATGTTAGGACTTGGCGGTTTAAGGTCATTTGAAAAACACAAAAAACTTACAAAATAAAAGGATTAGCTAAATGAAAGAAAATTTTGGTAAAGCTTTACGATTGTTATTGAAACATGAAGGAGGTTATGTAAACCATCCTGATGACCCTGGGGGTATAACAAACCTTGGTGTTACAAAAAGAGTTTATGAAGAATGGATAGGACGTGAAGCGACAGAAGAAGATATGGAAAACCTTACACCAGAAGATGTTGCACCTTTATATAAAACAAACTACTGGGATAAATGTAGATGTGATGATTTACCTTCTGGTTTAGATTATGTAGCTTTTGACTGGGCAGTAAACAGTGGTGTTAGCAGAAGTTCTAAAGGTATACAAAAAAGTTGTGGCGCTGAACCAGATGGTATTATAGGATTAAAAACATTAGAACTTGCAAAAGGACAAAACACAACATTTATGATAGAAAACTTTCAAATAATAAGACAAGAGTTTTATGAAAAACTAGACCACTTTGATACATTTGGTAGAGGGTGGACGCGTAGAAATAATGAAGCAACAAAAGTTGCGTTAGAGATGGTAAAAAAATAATGGGGTCAGTAAAGTTATCAAGATTTTTAGGAGAAGCACCAAAGGTATCTTCAGAGTTATTAACTGATGGAGCAGCACAAACTGCTTTTAATGTAAAACTTTACTCTGGTGATTTGCTACCTTATAGAACTCCAAAGCTTATTGAAAACGTTGGTAGAACAGGAACCATACAAACTTTATATAAATTAACTAATCCTACTAATAATGAAAACGTATTTCTTACTTATCTTAATGATGTAGATATTGCAACGGCTTCAGCCCCGTGGACTACTGCTACAAATGTTGAAGATACTGAACAAAGATTTTACTATACAGGAGATGGCACTCCTAAAGTATCCAATTATGAGTTAGCTACTACTGGTAGTGCGCCTTACCCTGTTAGTAATGGGTACTACGACCTTGGGTTACCTTTACCTACAACTACAGTAACTGGTGCAGTTACATCATTTACTGTAGTAGAAGCAACGCATTATGAAAGAGACAGTGGTAATACTGCAACATTTTATGGTGCAACAAACCACAACTTACGTTCAGGTAATGTTGTTACTGTCCGCGATTTTGGTACATCTGATGAAGCCAAAGCTTTTAATGCTACTAACGTACAAATTACTGTGATTAATGCTACTGATTTTCAATACTTTAGTCCTGGTGACCAAGTATCTAAAACAGCAAATACAACTGGTCGTGCTGATATGGCAGGTAATACGCAGATTAGAACATATGTTTACACATGGGTCACACCTTGGGACGAAGAATCTATACCATCTTTACCTTCTAATGAAGTTTATTTAAAAGAAGGGCAGACTGTAACAGTTAGTAATTTACCACAAGCAAAACCTTCTTCACCTTCACTAAATTTTGTACGAGGTGTTAGGCTATACAGAACTGTAGTTTCTTCCGCAGCTACAGAATATTTTTTATTAGCTACATTATGGTTTCCTACAGCTACTGCTACTGTAAAAAGAGCTAGTAATGTTGTAACTGTAAAACTAGCATACCCACATAACTTTATTGTTTCTGATAGGTTTAAAATATCTGGTACCACTACAGACAGTGGTAGTATGAATGGTGAGTTTACTGTAGCATCTATTGTTGATAAATATACATTTACATATTCAGATTCAGGAAGTGATGTTACTGAAACTGCTGACACTAATGGCACTGTGTTTCATGATGTCGCAGAAAATTTAGATTTAACAGCAAGGTATTGGGGAGACAGTAGTTATAATTTTACAGATGATTTTTTAATATCAGGGTTGTCTACAATACTACCATCTGAAGATTTTGATGCACCACCATCAGGTATGAAAGGAATTCGTGCAGCACATAATAATATTTTAGTTGGGTTTTTTGATAATCAATTATGTTTTTCTTTTCCTGATAAACCTCACGCATGGCCAGAAAGATTTAGAATGACTTTTGATTCTGATATTGTAGCTGTAGAAGCTATATCAGGTTTTATATTAGTGCTTACAAAAGAATACCCATATCAAGTATCAGGTAATGACCCGGCGACTATGGTGTCTGCTCGTATTGATACTTTGTATCCATGCCTTGCAAAAAAATCTGTAGTTAATATGGGGTATTCAGTTGTGTGGGCTACACATGGAGGGCTTGCTAGTTATTCTCCGGCTGCTGGTATAGACCTTGTAACTAAATCTGTGCATGATTGGGATACTTGGAGCACTGCTCTTAATCCTTCTACATTGATTGGGCATTATTATAATGGAAAATATTTTGGTTCTCACTCAACAGAATCATTTATTTTTGAAAGAG